ATCACTAATACCTTCTCGATCTATATGTATTGGTTTATTTAAATGTAAACCCATAAGACCTTCACAAGTTCTTTTAATACTTTCTTCTAAACTTATAATACCAACTTTAACATTTTCTTTAATTAGTTTGTATGCAATCTCTTTTGTTAATAATGATTTTCCAATTCCAGACCCACCAGTAACAGTTACAATTTCTTTTTATCTAATTCCAAATAATTTTCTATTAAGTCCTTCATACGGATAAGATACTTTTGCTTTCTCATCTGCACCTTTAACTACGTCCCAAAGTTCCTCACCTGCAACTACACCGTCAGGTCTATAAACTTTTGCTTCCCACATAGATTTAACAACTTCTTCTTGTCTATTAGCTACAAGCATTTCATTAACGTCTTTTAAGGGTAGTGTTGCTATTTTACATTTACCTACTGTAAATAGTTCTGCAACTTTTTGAGCTGCATCGAAACCATATTTATCTTGGTCAAAAAATAATACAACAGTTTGAAAACTCTCCAAATACTCTAACTGATTTTTAATAGACTTAACTGCTCCATTAACACCGTTAGGTATTCCTACTGTTGCATATTTATGATTAAAAATTTGAGAGAGTGAAATAGTGTCAATTTCTCCTTCGCAGACACAGCAAATTCGACCTCCACTATTCCACTTCTCTTGACCATATAAGAGGGCTTCTTTTATAGTTCCTAAAGTTCTAAAGTTTTTATCTTTATCTCTAATTTTTTGAAAGATAGGTTGTTTATCTTTATTGTAATACGTTGCTACTTGTACTTTTTGTCCTTTGTCTTCTGCGATTTGGTAGTTCCAAAAAGTCGTACTTTCAAGTGTGATATTTCTTCTCGGCAAAGATTTACACTCGCCTTGTATAAGATTAATAGTATTCGCCATATTTGTTTTATTAGTTTGATTAATTTCTCGATCAGTTTTATCTGCAGACCCATAAGTGTTGCAACTAAAGCAAAAAGTATGCCCATCATCGTATAAGGAATTTGCATCAGACGACCCACAAGATTTACAAGGTAAGTGAGCAATAAACGTACTTTCATTTAACTCCGTTTCTGGTTTCATAATTACTTACCAAACCAATTTGATATATCTTTGTAATTAAAATACATTCTCCAACACCAACTACGTAGCATTGAGATTGCCGTAAAAATTAAAGCAAGATGTATGCTGTTTAAAATTGTAACTTCATATCCAAAAAATGGAAAAACAATAATTTGAGTTAGAATTGCTAAAATAAAACCAGACCCTATATCAATGGCAGTTTCTAATCCTGTCTTTTTAACTACTGTTTCAAATTCTATTTCTCTTTTCATACTTTTGTTCCAAATACTGTTGTTTCTTTTTCTGGTTGGTTGGTGTCATAACTTAATTTAATTCCTTTAGGTTGTAAGGACGTTAATTGAATTTGTAATTCACCGTTTAATTTTTTGTGTTGTTGATTTATTTCTTCTAAATTTAAATTAGCTTTATATAAATCAGTACATCTTGTACTTAATTGTGTAATTTTAGTTCTTAACAAAGCAATCATTTGCGTTTGATCTGAAATAAGAGTTGACGCTTTTGTTAAAGCTGACGCTATACTTTTTTGTTCGTTAGTTATCTTAACTTCATTTTCTAATGTTTTATCGTTTTCTTTATCTCCCATAGCCACTCCTCTGGTATTAATTTATCTGCAAATTGAAAACCATTTTTAGTACACCAATCTGCGTATGTTGTTTTTGACTTTTTATAAATTTTGTTTTTCGAATTACCGAAGACAAATCTAATGTCTAATTTAGGGTGTTGTTGTTTGACGAGGAGATGCTTCATTCTATCTTCTCGCTTTAGATAACCTTTTATTTCAATAATAATTCCATTATCTAATTCTAAATCAGGCGTATACTTATGTTCTTTAGAAGGCTTGAAGTAATGCACTACACATTTCTCATATTTAAAACCAACTTTTCTTTCAGTTAGGTTTTCAATAACAGACACTTCAAGCCCACTTCTAAATTTAGAAGTCGCTTTCTTCTTCTTGCGATACTTCCACATTTTGATTTGCAGGTTTCATTTCAAAACCGTCTTCTTGTGAAAAACCAAATTGTTCTTCTGCGTTTTCCCCACTTCCTTTACCTTCGACTAAATCGATGATTTGGACTGCCTTTAATCTTAAAGTACAACCTGCACCGAGCATATTCGTAAAGTAAGGGACACATTGAAAAGCGACCTTCATTTTTGTACCACTATAGACAGACAATGTTTGTGTAATTGGTATGCCTTTAGCGTCAAATACCTTTGGGCGTTGCTCAAAGTCAGTTCCACTTTTCGTATTTACTTTTGCTTTTAATTTAAAAGTAAACTCAACCTTACCGTCTTTTAACGACTTATAAGGTTTATGGGGAGATAACTTACCTTTATTTTTACTAGCAGCTTCACTAATTGTTTCTTCTACTAAATCAACAATAGGTTTAGCTTGTATTTTAGGTAAAGTTAGTTTCGTTCGATACAATCCGTTATGATCAAATTTAGTATCGGGCGAAAACAAATAAGGATAATTTGCTATACCCTCACTTGTTGTATGCGTTTTTAACTTAATTGTTTTTTGCATATTGTAGTACCTCCATGTGTACACCTAAACTCGTTGTCCTTGATTATTTTTTATTTAAAAATATTTGTTTTAAAATACTTGTTGTAGGATTAAATTTTTTAGTACACGACAACAGTATACAACTTAAAAATAATATTAAAATTATAATTACTATTTTTTTAATTGTTTTATGTTTTATAGATTTACCATAAATAATCATTTACAAATACAACCCATTAAATCTCCACTACCATCATTCATTACATGAACATTAAAAGGTGCATCGTAATATGTTGTTAGGTGCAATCTTAAAATATCGCATAAATCAAAACAATTTATTTCACTTAATAGTTCAATACCTTTTGTCATTTCTTTTGTCACTTTGACTAGGTGGTATAAACCATCGTTTAATAGTATTAAATCCATTAGACATTTTTCCATTCCCAGAATCTATTTTCGTAATCTAAAACAACTCCTTTAGATAACTGTCCAACTTTTTCTGGGTAAACATAACCAAACACATCTGTATCAATTTCTTTAAAATGATAACCTGCTCCTAGTTCAATCATGTTAGTATGTTTTAATGTGTCATCATTAACTTCATAGAGTTCGCCTTTAACTGCAAACCCACCGTTTTCTTTTTCATAAATATAAGGAAACGAATTTCCCCCTGCTGATGTCATTACAAATTTTTGAGAAAATGTAATATAGTTTCTATCAATTAATTTACTGCCCTCTAACGCTTTGTGTAGAGCACCGTCAGATTTTAAAGTTCCATACACTAATAACTTTGTCATTTGTTCCTTTCTTTTTGTTAAGATATAATTAGCATTTAGCTAAAAAAATATCTACTATTTTTAACTGAAGTAACGTCTAAACTTCCACGTTCAGGTGGTGGTTTTATTTTACTGTGTAAATCTTCAGGTAACTGGTCGAGAAACTCTTTGTAAAGGAGCTCCAGATAATCACCAGAAAATAAGTCGACCACAACTTGACGTATTATGCGATGTAAATCATCAATACGATTAGGTGTTGTAGCAAATGAATCGTGTATCATCATAAGATTAGGAATTGGTTTAGCGTCCATTTTACAATACAAAGCTGTGGCACAAGCAATCGCACCGTCCAAGCTGTGAACAATGTTGGGACTTGCTGCTGAAGCCATTTTCCTAGTATCTTTTCTATCCATTTGTCGTCTTAATGTTGTGTAAACCATTGACCCTGCAATACTTGTTTTAACTTTAAATTTATTTAAGTATCTGTAATCTTGCATTACGGGAAACCCTATGGGTGTTGTCCATTTCATTGGAAGATTTGCTCTACTAAATACTTTTGCAGTTTCTTGAAACCATTTCATTAAATTACTAGCTAATCTAATTTCATTTTCTAAATGTTTCCAAACAATACTAGCTAACCATTTACAATCAGCAAAGCCATCATCTTCTAAACATTTAGGTTTATGTCCTAGTTCAACTTGTTTTTTATATTCATCATAAATTTGTTGCCTAGCACCGTAAGGTTTTAAACCGTAAACATAAGTCATAATGTTTCTCTTAACTATTGATCGAGAAATACCATACTGAAGCCACCTGTTAGCTACACGAGCACCAGCTCCAGCAGCTTCTTTTACCTCTTTCTCGACCTTTAAAGCTACTGTTGTATAAATATCTTGTGGCTTTTCAGATGGAGAAACATTTACTTTTTCTGCAGTATCTTTATCCTTCATTAAAATTGATAATATTTGTAGCCCAGAGCAAGTAGCATCTACGCTTACAGGAAGGTTGCACTCGTACTCGACCCCTTGTTCTAAATATCCTTTAACATGATGACATGCTTGTAGAAATTCCATAGGTTTGTCAGCGTCATTCCAACCCAAGTTTGAAAACGGATCGGAAGCGTAAGATATAATTTCTCGTTCCATACCTTTAATAAAAGCAACTCTTTCATCGTAAGTAATTTTATCATTACCATAAGTGTTGGCAGCGTGGACATACAACCAGTAGTGTCCAGAAGTACCTAACTTCTCGGCATTAGAAAAGCATATAATGGACTTTATTTTCTGGTCTGACTGATAATTATATGTAGTTCCAACGCTGTACACCCTACCCCTTGTGTCTACGTTCTTAACAAAATGAAACTTTTTAAAATCTTTATACTCATTAGCAATATCTCTTGCAGTAGAAGTATTAACAACTTTTGATACTCTAGCAATTTCATCTGCATATACTCGACTTAAATCTCTTTTGTACTTACGTAGAAGATTACGTCCTTGCTCACTATCATCGTCTATTTTAGGGTCACGATAAACCCCTTTTGGCTTACCTTTCTCATCGAGTAATCTCTCACGGGAAGGAAAGTTCCCGATGGTAAGGTTATTATCCCATATATGATTAAATATTGGCAACATATTTTGATCTGTTGCAAATTCAACTCCTTGTAAATAATTAATAGCACCATAAAAATCTTTTAAATCTTTATCCTTTAGACTAGCCA